TACATTGCTGCTAGAATACGTTCAGAACATTTCGATGAAGTCTGGGGCATTAATTGCGTAGGTGGTATCATTCATGTTGATAAAACTATAATGATGGACCCCGTATCTCGGTTCTTGGACTCAGATAATGCGGGATCACAGACGGGAATAGCTCGACAATTCTTAGAAAATAATACTAAACCTATCATTACTTGTGAAATGGACAATCGAGTAAAACATTTAGAGCCGTATCCCTTGGAAGAAGTTATTAAAGAACTTAACATTTGTTATTTTAACAACACCGTTCCTTATGCAATTGCGTATGCGATATACTATGGGGCAAAAGAACTTTGTTTATATGGCTTAGATTACACATACAAGAATGTAAGTATGGCAGAAGCAGGAAGAGCTTGCACAGAGTTTTGGTGTGCTATTGCTACCACTAGAGGCATAAAGATAGAGGTTGCACATAGTTCTGGGCTTTTAGATACGAATGTGCCGGAGAATGAAAAGCTCTATGGGTATCACAGATTGGATGATCCTTTAGTGCAGTCACATAAGTCGGGAGGCCTATTAATAACTAGGCAGTCTAAGGTAGAGCCACCAGAGCCATTGGATCAAGATCCGATAATCTTTGGGAGGCACGATCATAAACACATGAATGGGGGAGAAGTAACAAATGTTTAGTGTAAATGGAGGAGTAGAAACAGGTTTTGTTAACGTAGTTTCGTCGGACAATGGTGGACTAAGTAACGATCAAATTTCTGATATGGCGACAAATAAAATTGTTGCGGTGTCCGAAACAGCACCAGAACCGATTAGGCAACAAGCGCAAGCTTTTTCAGAAAATGTACGAAAAGTCGTGCATTATCATATAGAGTTGGCTAGACGTGAGGAACGTGCTACTATAACTCATAAATTAAGAGAGGCTGGTCACCCCGACCTAGCCAACGCTATAAGGAGAATATAAAATGGCAATCACACAAGCAATGTGTACATCTTTTAAGACACAACTTTTGACTGGAACACATAACTTTGCTACTAACGGAAACGCTTTTAATTTAGCATTATATGCTATTGGTGGCGGCGGAAAATCAAGCACAACTGCAACTCTTGGCGCAACAACTACTGTGCTTGTAACAACTGGAGAAGTAGCTTCAAGTGGAACGTATGTTACAGGTGGTTTAGCTTTAACTAAAGTTCAGCCCGCAGCAAGTGGAACAACAGCAATCACTGATTTTGGTGACAGAAGTTTTACAACTGCGTCTATTACGGCAAGAGGTGCTTTGATATACAATGACACTAACGGGAATAAAGCAGTAGCAGTTCTTGATTTTGGATCAAATAAAACATCCACTTCAGGTACGTTTACTATTCAGTTCCCTACGTTTGATGCTTCTAACGCTATAATCCGTATCGCTTAAAGGAGTAACATCCTTTGGCGAATATAGGTTGGGGTCAGAGTACTTGGGGCAATAATTATTGGGGCGGTCAACTAGATGTTGCCGTCACCGAAACGGGTGTTGCTGGAACAGGGGCAATAGGCACCGCAAACGCTTCGTCTGTGCATGTAACTACCCCAACGGGTGTTCAAGCAACTTCGGCTGTAGGTTCAGTACTAGCTAAAATTCCTATTACAGCGGTAGTAACAGGTGTCGAAGGCTCAATGCCGTTTGGCGGTTGGGGCGAAGATGGATTTGGACAAGGTAATTGGGGCGGCATAGTTGCCGAAGGAGTGCCTGTTGGCGGCGGGTTAGTAGCGGGTCAAGTAGGAACTGGTGCAGTAGGCACAGTAGCAGTTGTTGGAACAGGATTAGTGATAGAGACGGGTGTTGCTGGAACAGGGGCAATAGGTTCTGTACTTGCTGGTGCTGGTGCGCTAGTTACTGAGACAGGAATGGTTGGCTCAACAGGACTAGGAAACGAGTCCGTTTCAGGTACAGCACTTGTCACCCCTTCAGGAGTTTCTTCGATAATTCACCTAAGTGGTTATTCTGCTACAACAATTACAAAAACAGTGACCGTGCAAGTTGTAAGCGGAGCCAACAAATATTATATCGATGGCGTGCTACAACAAACCCAAGAGTTGTTTGAGCGAAACACTTATAAATTTGATCAGTCCGACTCTTCTAACAACGGTCATCCTTTCCGATTTTCCACTACGTCTAATGGATCACACAATAGCGGATCAGAATACACCACTGGGGTAACGGTGAATGGAACTCCAGGTCAAGCGGGTGCATACACACAGATAACTGTACCAGAGTTTGCTCCAACATTATATTATTACTGCACACAACACTCTGGTATGGGTGGCACAGCGAATACACCTTTTGTGTATAACGTACTACCTACTACAGGCGCACCGGTTACAAATGCCCCTGCTATGACTTCGGGGCTTGGATCGGTAATAACGGTACAAACAGCACTAATAACTCCTACAGGAGTTTTTGGAACACCAGCCATAGGAACTCTTGCCATGCAAGGGTCATGTGTGTTAACTGTTACAGGAGTAAATGCAACAGGTGCAACTGGCGAAGAAAATATATGGGGTAATATAGTCCCCTCTCAAACCCCAATTTGGACTGAAATCGCGGCATAAGGAACACTTAAAATGGCAAGCACATATGTAAATAACCTCAGACTTAACGAGATGGCTACGGGCGATCAATCAGGTTCTTGGGGTACAGTAACAAACACAAATTTGGAATTAATCGGTGAGGCTCTCGGATGGGGAACTAGGGCGATTGCAAACGCTTCAACAGACAATATTACAATAGGTGATGGTACGTCTGACGCAGATCGCAGTATGGCTCTTAAACTCACGGGCGGCGGTCAATCCTGTACAATAACAATTTTACCAAACACATCGTCTAAAGTTTGGTTTATGTATAATGCAACAGCGGCTACTTTAACTTTTTCAGCGGGTAGTGGCGCGAATGTTGCTATTTTAGCTGGAGAAACAAAAGTTATAGCAACTGACGGACTTGGCGGCGGCGGTGTAGTTTATGATATTTTAACGGGTGTTAACTTAGCAGGTACAACTAAAACTGCGGCTCTTACAAACGCTGGAGACATGTTGGTTGGTGACGATCTTACTCTAAACTCAGACGGATCAGTTCTCGGTTTTGGTGCAGACACTGACACTACCTTAACACACAGTGATGGTTCTGGTCTTACTCTAAACGGTACAAACAAAATTATGTTTAATGATGGGACTCAATTTATTCATGCTACTAACGCAACAACATTAAATCTTGCGGCGACAGACGAAATTCAAATGGATGCCACAGCGTTTGATATAAACGGTACTATGGATGTCAGTGGTGCTATGACGAATAATACAGCGGCTGTTAAAATCGCGGGCCTAGAAACAATATATGTTCCTGCGGCGGCAATGTATCCAGAAACAACAGGCGGATCTTCCGTCTTAACACAAGTAGAATTATCTAACGGCCCAGAATTATCTGTTTTAGATTTTGCGGCAGATGCTGACGATCACGCTCAGTTCTCCGTTATCTTTCCTAAGTCTTGGAACGAAGGCACAGTTACTTTCCAAGCGTTTTTTACTGTAACGGGAACTAATACTGGTACGGTAGCATGGGGGTTAGCGGGAATATCTAGAGCAGACAATGCCGATTTAAATACAGCTTTTGGAACAGCGGTAGTTGCAGCAGCTAAAGCTCATAGTGGGACATCAAACGATTTAGATGTAGCCAACGTAAGTGGTGCAGTTACGATTGCAAACGCTGCGGTGGATAGTTACACTTTCTTTAGAGTTTTAAGAGACACCTCTGCGGATTCTCAATCAGGCGCGGCACGTTTAATGGGCATTAAATTGTTCTTTACCACGGACGCTAAGAACGATTCATAAGGAGTAGGCCATGACGGGGTTTGGATATAACGTAAACGGGTTTGGGGCTTATGCATCTAGAGGTGTTGGACTAGACGCTTCTGCCGCATCAAGTGCTAATCTACAAACTTTATTTAACAATTCGGTTGCGGATAGTTGGGCATCAGGAACACCTAAAACGTATGACATAGGTGCTATAGATATGGGTATCCTTACCGTTCCTTCTGGAATGGGCGGAACTTTAGAAATAAATATTGCATCTGGTGGAACTGTTCGAGGAGTGGCTGGTGCGGCTGGTTCAGCGGGATCGGCTGGTTCAGGAAACGGACAGGCTGGTAGCGCGGGCGGCGCGGGCGGCGCGGGCGGCGCAGCAATTTCAGTGGCCTCTACTGGTGTAACAATTAACGTGGTCGGATCTCTTCAAGGTGGCGGCGGCGGTGGCGGCGGCGGTGGCGGCGCGGGATCAGGAGGCCAAGGACGGACTACAAATCAACTTGCAAATATATGTAAGTATTACTATCAGGGCTTCCCCTCCCAATGTACGGCTGGCGGCTCGTATGCAGGTTCGGGTCAGAATTGTTCTGACCCTGAGAACATGTCCCAATACACATGTATTGCTTATGTTTACCACACAGGGGGGACTGGCGGCGCGGGCGGTGCTGGTTCTTTAGGCCAAGGATACAATCAAGCGGCAGGGTCAGGCGCAAGCGGAAGTAACGGTTCTGCTGCTTCAAATGCAGGAACAGGCGGAAACGGCGGCGCGGGCGGAGACGGCGGCGCATTTGGTGCAGCATCGGGAGCGGCAGCGGCAGGAGCGGTAGGAGCTAACTCACAAAGCAACGGCGGCGCGGGCGGCGCGGCAGGAGCGGTAGGAGCGGCAGGGCGAGCGGTTCTCTTTGTTGGTATCTCTGCCTATACGATCATAGGTGTTGACTCTGGGACAATAGCAGGCGCATATAATTAATGGTTACAATTACAGAGGAGAAAAACGTAACCATTAATTATATACTTTATCCAGAAGAGAAATATGCTATATGTGAGGCATGTAATTGGTTTAGAAGTTCTGTGAGGCAGTGTAAAAAATGTCTTTGCTTTATGCCTCTTAAAGTTCAAATCAAAGGACAAAGATGTCCTTTAAGAAAATGGTAAGGAGATAAGATGAAATTTACTATTAGAGAAATTATAAACGGCGTTGCTGTTGTTGACTTTGATGACGGTGCTTGGGCGGAAGTTCCAATGGCTGCTGTTGACACAGAAGCCGCCTTTATTCGGCATGTGTCAAGCTTTGCTACAAAAACATATCAAGCACCCTCATGGGCTTTACCAGAGGCTTCTAAAGATAGTGCTACGGTAGAAAGAACAGTCACCGTTCCAGACAATGGCGAGATTTATCCGGTTCTCCCTGATGATGCGGCGCAATGGTTAACAAAAAGAATAGAGGCGTATGGAGCAGTAGCGTCTCAAATTGAGTTTATTACTGAAAAGGGTCTAGCAGCTTGGCAGGAAGAAGTAGCGGCAATAAAATTGGCAAACCCTATCGTATAAGATTTTGATGAAGGGTTAACTTTGCCGTAAAGTATGTTATTATCCTACAAAGAGAATTTGACGGAGATTTAACAATGCCCCTACAGAAGCTACAGTATAGACCTGGAATCAATAGAGATGTAACTTCCTATACAAATGAGGGGGGCTGGGTAAACAGCGACAAAGTTCGTTTTCGAATGGGTTTTCCTGAGAAGATAGGCGGTTGGGTTAAATACTCTGCAAATGCTTATCTTGGTTCAGCCAGAAGTTTATTTTCATGGGTTTCTTTAAATGGAACTAAGTTTTTAGGAATGGGAACTTCTATAAAATATTATATTGTAGACGGAACTTCTTTTGAAGATATTACTCCTCTTCGAAAAACAACTACGGGATCAGCTACTTTTTCTGTTGGAGATGGATTTACCGTAGCCACTGTAACAGACAGTTCTCATGGCGCTAATGCTGGAGATTTTGTTACTTTTAGTAGTGTAGCATCTCTGGGAGGAAATGTTCTTGCTCCAATTCTCAACAAAGAGTTTGAGGTGCAAAGCGTCACAAGCCCTAACGCATACACTATAAATATATCTGCTACGGGTAACTCCAGTGACACGGGTAATGGTGGTGGAAGTACCGTTGCTAAGTACCAAATTGATTGCGGGCTAGATACACAGGTTGGCGGAACTGGTTGGGGGGCTGGAACTTGGGGGCGAGGAGGTTGGAGTACAGCAGCAGATGTTACTACTGAAGGAGAATTAGCCTTGTGGAGCGAGGATAACTTTGGAGAGGATTTACTGTTAAACCATAGAAATGGTGCTATATATTATTGGGATAAAAGTAGCGGGGTGGCTGCTCGTGCTGTAAATCTAACCTCTTTATCTGGTGCTTCGGATGTTCCTACAGTAGCGATGCAAATAATGGTTTCAGATAACTCTAGACATGTAATTTGCTTTGGAGCAAATACAATAGGAACATCAATTCAAGATCCTTTACTCATACGTTTTTCAAGTTCAGAGTCTTTAACAGATTGGACTCCAACTGCTACTAATACTGCGGGTGATTTAAGAATAGGTAGCGGTTCTAAATTTGTTACTGCAATAGAAACAAAACGAGAAATAATGGTTTTTACTGACACTTCTTTACATTCTATGCAATTTATAGGGCCACCTTTTACTTTTGGAATTAACGCATTAGCTACTGGAATTACCATAATGGGGCCAAATGCAGCGGTTGCAATTGAGGATTCTATATTTTGGATGGGTGAAGGATCTTTTTACACCTATCAAGGTGGTACTAAAGCTTTACCATGTACTGTAAGAGAACAAGTGTTTTTTGACTTTAATTACTCTCAAAAAGATAAAGTTTATGCTGCACATAACAGCGAATTTACGGAGATAACTTGGTTTTATTGCTCTAACACAAATTCTGTTGTTACAGGAGGAGACGGTCAGAACGACAGGTACGTTACTTATAATTACGGTGAAGGAGTTTGGTATTATGGAACTTTATCTAGAACAGCTTTTATGGATAGAGGTGTAAATCAATATCCTATTGGCGCTCAAGGCGGGTATTTATATAATCACGAAATAGGATATGACGACGATGGTTCTGCAATGGTATCGTCTTTGGAGTCCAGCCCTATGGATGTAGGTGAAGGCGAAAGAATGGTATTTATTAATAGAATTATACCAGATTTTACATTTCAAGGGTCTTCCACATCTGGAGCATCTCCTGCGGTAAACATGACTTTAAGTATGCAGGACTATCCAGGTAACTCTTATGGTCAGACTGAAACAGATACTGTAACTTCTTCTGCAATATCGACCACTACTGTTCCATTTGAGCAATTTACAACTAAAGCAGATATTAGATTAAGAGGTAGATCCTTTGCTATGAAAGTTTCTTCTACAGGTGTAGGAGTTCGTTGGAGGTTGGGAAGCCCTAGAATAAATCTACGAGCAGATGGTAGAAGATAATGAGTACAGTTACCCCATTTCCAAGGCTACCTACGCCACCATCTGAGATAAACACTACATATATTTCAGATTTAGTTAGAACCTTAGAGTCTTTTATAGAGCAAGTCCAAAACCCTGGAGGTTTAAGGGGGACAGAATTAACACTAACAAAATTACAATCAGGGAATAATGTTGGTTTAGAAACAGGGGCATTGTATGAATTGGAAGGATTTGTTAAGATAACACTAGCCAATATCCCAGCTTGTTCTGGGATATTTGGAACAGGCGTAATTGGAACAGTAACAGTATCGGTATCGTAATGGCTAGAACAGCAAAAGAGGCTCACTCAAGAGTGGACGGTTTAGAACCTAGAGTTACTAAGTTAGAAACTGAAAACCATATACAGTTTAAAGAAGTGTTCTACCGACTCAAGCGTTTAGAAGCGTTTTTAATAACTGGTCTAAGCGCAACTATTGCTATGTTAGTAAGTATATTTTTTAGAATGGGATAATATGAGTTTTAAAAAAATATTAGCGTATTTGTTATTTTTCATGGCTATAGTAATAATAGCCCACATTACAGTATCTTCGATTGCATACGCGGCTGATTCTAACACAGTTTCTAGTACTGTAGTTACAGATAAGTCTGTTCCTACAGCAAGCGCACCCTCTGTCGTAGTAAACAATAGTGATGTGTGTAAGAGTGCGGCGGCGGCGAGTGTGCAGACTCAGGTTCTAGGTATAGCCACAGGCATTACTATTACAGATGAGAACTGTGAGCGATTAAAACTTAGTCGTGGTCTTTACGTTATGGGAATGAAAGTGGCTGCGGTCTCTACACTTTGCGGTGATTACCGTATTTTTGATGCCATGTGGATGGCGGGAACTCCTTGTCCGTATATGGGGAAGATTGGAGATGATGCTAAAACTGCGTGGCTAGGCGAAGGTATGGGAATGATACCAGAAGACTCTGCAATAAAAGAAAACATTTTAACTACTAGGTTA